GTCAAGTGCATGGCAATGGAAGAACAGCCCTATTTTACCGAAGATCATGTCATCACTATGCTTGCGGCAAATCCGCATGGCGTAAAAGAGGCGTTAATTGACCTGTTCGCGCAATATGGGGGCAAGGTATCGGGAAACGGGACGGGGCGGGAAGCGAACGAAGCCTAAGCATTAGCGACCTGTTTGCTATGTGGGCGCAGGCTGGCTTTTCGCCCGATATGTTCTGGCATCAAACGCCTTATCATTTCCAGATGGTGATGGGGGGCGTCCGCAAGAAAATGAAGTCCGACGCGGATTCCGAAATGTCGCTGGCCTATCATAGCGGCTTGTTCGCTGCGATTGCGCAGTCGGGCAAAATCAAGCCGTTGAAGCATTATCTGCGCAGCGAACCGCGCAAAATGTCGGCCAAGGAAATGCTGGCTAATATGCGAATTCTAGCACAGCGGGCAAATAGGAAGGCAGCATAATGGCAGCTAAACTACTCGGCTCGCTACTCGTTTCGCTCGGCCTTGAATCGTCACAATTCAGCACTGGCTTAAAGAAGTCGCAGGCGCAGCTAACCGGCTTCCAAAAGTCTATGGCTGGCGTTAGTTCTGCCGCTTTGAATATGGGCAAGGCGCTTGCGATAGGCGCTGGCTTGGCGGCGGTTGCGGGCTTTGCGGCGGTTGCCAAAACCGCTTTTGAGTTAGGTTCGTCATTAACCGAAGCGGCGGCAAAGGTTGGCGTTACCGTCGAATCATTGCAAGAAATGCGCTATGTTGCCGAACAAAACGGCGTTGCCATCGAAACGATGGACGGTTCGCTAAACAAGATGACGAAAACGCTTGGCGAGTTACAGCTAGGCAACAAAAAGGCGGCGGAAACATTCAGCCAATTGGGCTTGTCGGCGCAGCAAATGATAGGACTTACCCCGACCGAAAGTTTTGAAAAAATTGCCGGGGCGCTTTCAAATGTCGAGGATGAAACAATCCGCGCCGCGCTCGGTAACAAGATATTTGGGCGCTCCTATGCGGAACTAAAACCGCTTGTCGATTTGGGTGCCGATGGCATCCGCAAGGCGGCGGAAGAAAAGCGCAGGGACGGTGTGCTTTCGACCGAACAAGCGAAAAAGCTGGATGATTTAGCGGACGGCTGGCAGCGGCTAAAGGACAAGGTTGGGGTTGCCACCGCCGCATTTATTGCCAACTCGACATCAAGCGGCGATGCGTCAGCCGGTCTTGATATGATGGGCGATTCAGTCGGTCGGCTGATTTCCGATTTAGGGCGGCTTGGCGCTTGGATTGGTGAGATAACGACCAAGTTTCACGAATTCCAATTGCTTCTCGCCACGCGCGTTCGCGATTCTGCAATGACGTCTTGGATACCCGGTGCATCCGATGACGCGCAGCAAAAAATAAACGTCCTGAACGACACTATTCGCAAAAGGCGCGGGCTTGCGCCGGGCTTTAATAACCGTCCGCGCAAACTACCGACGCCCAAAAAGGGCGCAGTCGAGCCAGCAAAAAACTTTAACCCTGCCCCTGCTATCGGCGGATCATCCGCAAAGCCGCGCGATGGTGGTGGCGTCCGTTCGCCGCGCGCGGCGCGAAGTGGTCCTAGCGCGGCTGAAATTGAACGCCGGTTTAATGACGAACTAGCAGGTTACGCGCAGCAGGCAATCAGCGCGATGAAATCACTGGCGATGAACGCCGAAGAACGCGCCGAACTGGAATTACGCTCAATCGAATTGGCGCGCGTCCGCACGATTGAAGATATAAAATCCGAAGAGGATTACAGCGCATCACAAAAGCAGCGGCTAATCTTGCAGGTCGAAGCTTTAGCCGATTTGGAGCGGCAGGCGGTCGAACGCGAAAAGCAAATTGAACTGGAACGTGAAGCCGATGACATGGCGCAGGTCGCCTTTGACAGCCAGCGCGACCTATTGAATAACCAATTGCAGATGGCCGATACACAAGCCGACCGCAAACGGATCGCGATCGAAATATTAAAGCTCGAACAGCAATACCGCCGCCAACAGCTTGAACTGGTTTTGGCATCGCAGCTTTCAACCGATGCTGAAAAGGCGCGGGCGCAAGCAATTCTTGCCAGCCTGTCCGCAATCGAAGCCGGGGAAGCATCGGCGGCTAATCGCTCAAACGAAACCGACGCGGAAGCCTTCGGCCGTAGCCTTAGCCAGACACCGGAACAGATTAACGAGGCGCTGGACGGCATCAAGATTGACGGCCTCAACGCGCTCAACCAAGGGCTGACAGATGCTATCATGGGTTTCCGCTCATTAGGCGATGTCGCAAAGAATATCCTTCAAGAGATAACCGCGCAATTGCTGAAAATGGCAATAACGCAAATGATTATCAAGCCGCTGGCCAATGCAATGGGCTTCCCTATCCCCGGCTTTGCCAAGGGGACAAGTTTTGCACCGGGCGGAATGGCTATCGTCGGTGAACGCGGGCCGGAACTGGTCAACTTGCCGCGCGGTAGCCAAGTCATCCCGAACAATGAACTAGGCGGCATGGGCGGAAGATCGCAGACGTTCAATATGTCGTTTCCCAATGTCCGCAATGCAGCCGATGCACGCGAAACCAGCCTGCAAATGTCTAACCAACTCAAACGGGTGCTGAATAACCGATGACACACCTTGCGACATTCCTCCCCGGCGAGATCGAGTTAGGCCCGGTGCAGCGCGCCGATTATGGGATTGAGGTTGTCACTACGGACGGCGGCTATGAAGTCCGCAATTCACGGTGGTCAACGCCTTTGCGGACCTTTGAAATCGCCTTTCCTCCAACGCTTAGGAATGGCGGGGTCTATAACGCGGTGCGCGATTTATATGCCGAATCGCTTGGCGGTTTGCATAGTTTCAATGTCCGCGACTGGACCGACGAAAGCGGTTTAACCATTTTCAAGGTGCGCTTTGCCAGCCCGTTAGAGATTGAGGGGCTGGCGACACATCTGGACAAGATCGCAACTTTTTCATTGCAGGAAGTTCGTGAGTAGAACCTTATCGGTCGGCTTGGCCGCGCATATCGCCACCAACACCCACCGCCGCGTAAAGATGCTTAGGCTTGATTTGCAGGACGGTAGCAGCATCGGGCTATGCGACCACGACCTAGCCTTGAATTTTGACTTAGGCGACGGCGCGATTGATTATGTGCCGAGTACCGGGATACTGCCTAGCGATATTACATGGTCAACCGGTTTTGATGCCGATGACGTCGAGATAAGCGGCCCGATTGCTGATATCGTCACGCGCGCTGGCGTATTGGGCGGGCGCTTTGACGACGCCGTAGCAAGGTTGTTTTTTGTCGATTGGGCAACGCTTGGCAGCGGCGCGGGCAAGTTATTGAAAGGCCGTATTGTACGCGCGGAAGTTAATGGCGGGCAATTCCGGTTTATAATCCATAGCAATATAAGCCAGTTTGCGCGCAAGGTCGGGCGCACGATAACCGGTATTTGCGATGCCGAATATGGCGATGCGCGGTGCGGCGCTACGCCGTTTGAATTGGCGGCGGTTGTATCTGCGATAACGTCGCGGCGGGTATTCGCGGTCACGTTTAGCGGCACTTATGCTAATGACTTTTTCAATTTCGGCAAGGTGCAGTTTCTAACCGGCAATTTGGCGGGGATCCGGCCTATCGAGATTTTCGATTTTACCGGCGGCATCGGTTCAGGATCGATAAAATTATGGTCAAACGCCGCTGAATTGCCGGTGATTGGCGACACGTTGACACTGATACAAGGGTGCGAGAAAACGCGGCCCGCTTGCATGGTGTACGCCAATATCGATAATTTCAGGGGCTTCCCCGACGTTCCCGGCAGCGATCAAGTCTTAAGCTATCCGGTGCCGGGATGATTGCTGACATCGCGCTCACTTGGGTAGGGACGCCGTTCAAATGGCAGGGCCGCGTCCGTGCGGGGTGCGATTGCAAGGGGCTAGTCGCGGGGGTTGCCAAGGAAGCGGGCAGGCCCGAAGCCGATAGCGTTCAGGCATTGGCCGGGGACTATCGCGGCGGGGTTGACGAAAAGCGGCTAAATGCGGGGCTGGAAAGCCTGTTTGACCGCGCCGATGATGTGCAGGCGGGCGATATATTGTTGCTGAAAATCGGCGGCAAGGCGCAGCATCTGGCAATCGCCACTAAGGCCGAAAACGGGAGGGCGAAACGTATGGTGCATTGCTATCATACCGGCCCGCAAAAGGTGATTGACGTACCGGTCGGCACGATCACGCAAAGCGCGATTGTTGCGGTCTATAGGTGGCGTGAATGCCGTTAAACCTAGTCGCCAAAGCCGCAATAACCGTTGCTATGACGGCGCTTAATTATGCCGTTACGGCATCGACCACGACCAACGGCCCGCGCCTTGATGATTTGAAATTCACACAGGGCGACTACGGCGCTTCGCTGACAAACATCTGGGGAACGCGGCGGATCGAAGGCAATACGATATTTTTTGCAGAGGATTTGCGCGAGGTCAAACGCCGCCGCAAAACCAAAGGCGGAAAGTTTAACGAATACACCTATTACGGAACGTGGGCGGTGGCGGTTGCGGCGCATGAAATAGCGGGCGTCCCGCGCATATGGATGGACAAGCACCTTGTTCTTGACCTTACCGGCGTCGGGCCGGTGACGCCGTTCAATGAGGAAAGCGGGTTTAACTGGCAAGACCATATCCGCATATATTTAGGCACCGAAACGCAAGAGGCCGACCCGCGTATGGTCGCCACCATCGAGGCGTTGCACGGCGCGGGTAGTTGCCCCGCCTATCGCGGTACGGCTTATGTAATTTTTGAGGACGTTCCGTTAGAAAAATTCGGCAACCGCATACCGCAAAGCGCGTATGAGATTGTATCGCTGGTTAGCCCCAATTATCCTTATGAGACCGTCCCGACAATAATCGGCCAGCCTTGGCAATTGCAGGGCTTCACCTTTTCTGCGGATTATAGCCGGTTCATGTTTGTCAACGGCAGCAGTTATGAAATTTGGGATGTCGCGGCGCGCACCCGGATGGTTCAAGGTGATTTTCCAGCGGCGGTTTTTGGTGGTAAAAAGCTAGGGCTTTACGACGATGGCAGGATTGCGGCAGTTAGCACTGATTACCAAAGCCTGTATATTTTTAGTGCAGACGGCTTTGGTATTTCGCAGAGCTACATAGGCATTTTCCCCAACATCATATTTGCGCAGCGCTATCAGGAACAAGTCCGGGTACTAAAAGACGGCAACGGGGTTGAACATTGGGCGACGATCCCGTGGTCAACGATCCGCTATTTCTTTGTCGATGGCATTGAATACCGGATGGATAATCTAACCGGGGTCAATTGGGCACCGCGCGGCTATTTTGTCGATTTTTACGGCGATGTATGGGCAATCGGCGCTTTGCCATCGGGGGGAACGGTAGCCTATTTTTACCGGATCGTCGATACCGGCGCACGGCCCGGTTCGCCCGATTATTTCACCGTTACCGGGCTTGCCGATAATGGCGGGGTAGCACCCTATATCGCGGCGGTGCATTATCAGGACAGTACGCGCGACCAATTTGTATTATATTGGGCTGTTGGGGTTTACGCCATCGACATAGCTACACAGACGGTTGTTGCATCGCGTACATCGGGAGGGCTTGGCAATCCGACGCAGTGGGAAAATTGCCAGCCGGGCGCGTCGTCAATCTGGCTGGATTTTGTCGAGGTCAGTCTTGCGGATTTAACCACTATAAGGACCGTCAATCCCACCGATTGGTTTGCCCTTATCCCGACCGGTGTTATTTTTGACCCGATCAATCATGCGCTGATAAGCGTACCCCAGTTTTTCAGCGAACTGAGTTGGCGCTATCTTGACCGCATTGGCGGTGCGGCGGTGCAATTAGGTGACATCGCGGGTGACGTTGCCGAAATGTGCCGCATTACAGAATATGACTTTTCGTCACAAACGCAAAATGTGCGCGGCTGGTCAACCACATTGGGCAGCGGCACCGAAATGATCGAACCTTTGTTCGACGCTTTTGACGTTGATATTGCGCCGCATGATTTCACGGTGCGCGGGATAAACAGGGGTGGTGTGCCGTCGCTGACTATCGGCGTTGAACGCTTTGTGAAAAAAGAACCGCGTTACACGGTCAAAATTACACAAGATTTACCGCGCGCGATGGTTCTGAACTTTGCCGATAGCGATAATGACCAACAGGTCAATTCGGTGCGGGTCTCGCGCCCGCCCGATGCGGTTGACGGCAAAGGCGAGCAAGTCATCGATATGACGACATGGGCGTCAACATCGGATGAGGCGCGGCAATATCTTGCGCGGTTGTTCCGGCGGATGTGGAACGGGCGCGACCTAATCACAAATGCGTTAACATCGCAACATATCGCATTGGAACCCGCTGATTTGCGGACGCTCGATCTGGACGGCGAAAGCGTATCGGCGCGGGCGGTCAAGGCGACGTGGCAGGCCGATGGCGTATTATCATGCGATTGGGTTTCCGATGATGCTGATTTAGCATTGCTGGACGGTAGCACAGGGCCGGGGATGGACGGTTATGTCCCCGAGCCGATGTTAATTCCGTTGTTGTCAAAGGCGTTTATTTTTGACGTTCCGCTGGCGACTGATTTGCATGACGGCACAGTGCCTTTTCTTTATTATGCCGCCGCGCCTTATACATCGGGGTTTTGGCCGGGTGTCGATATCGCGGTGAGCGACAACGGCATATTGGCCGAATATAGCGCTGGCTGGGGAACGGTAGGTAGCAGCGATGCGGTTGATTGGGGATATGCCACAGATGTTTTGGGCGATGCCCTGCCTTGGGAATTTGACTACGGAAACACATTCAATGTCAATCTGCAAACAGGATCGCTCACCGGCGCAACTGAAGACGATATCCTAACCAGCACAACGGCCAATCTGCTTTTGGTAAAATCGGGCGATGGTTGGGAATATATCCAGT